TTCTTGCAATCCCTTGACAAGACGAACATCTGACATTGGATAAGGTGTACGTGTATGAATATTCATTATAAAAATAATAGGATATTCAGAAATAGGCATCACCCTCTGATATAAAAGTTTATTACCCATTATCATACAAACATGTACACGAGTTGTTGGAACAGTTACCACCTCAATCTGACCTGAATCAATTAGGTCTTGTATAGTAACTTCCTGAACTTCCGGTGCCTCTGGATACTCCGAAGAATCAACTCCCTGCATTTTAGCAGATTCAAGAGCCTGAGCATAAGCTGCTTGAACTTGTTGCATAGCATCTGTAGCTACAGAAGGGTCAACAATAATCTGACCATTCATTATCCATGCTTTACGAGAGGTATATTCTTCCATTCCATCCTCATCTAGCAAATCTTCCTTCCCACTAAATGTTTCATAAATTCTAAAATGGTCGATAATCTTTTTGTAATACCTTTCATACCCGCGTACGTATTCATCCTGCTTACCCCAACCTATATTAGTCTGTGTTCGTTCATCTTCAGGGAAGGTAACTTCTCCATCATCTTGTCTAACAGTAGTAGGCCTATCACTTAAAAAATCCTCTGTTTCCGCATTTTTAATAGCATTAGCATACATAGGATACATAGCCTGAGCTTGTTCCTTAGTGTATAACCTTGAAACAATAATATTCTCAGCGTCCGAACAAAATCTATCTCGTGAATTGGGGTCTATATAAACATCCATGGGGTCGATATCTTTTATCTTAACTTCCCCTTTTCCCATATCAGCCAGAGGGTCTTGATATACTAGCATACAACCAAACCCTGTAACATAATAGTCATCTACAGCTATTCTCAAGACATTGTCCCCCTCAGATATCTGCCATACATACTCTAAAAGGCTATTCATTACCTGAGCAACCTTATTATCACTATCTTCTCTGGGAGATACACGGAAAGAAGGCTTGTCAGAGGTTAACATAGCCTTTGCAGCTTCCACAGCAGGATGAATCCTATTTACAACTATGGCAGCTTGCCCCCGCTCTTCCAAACGGATACGCTGTTCCTTAGTCCACTGTCTTCCTAAACGAAATTCCCGGTCTTCCTGAGCATGCTGAGCCCAGATTTCCCGCTTATTAGAATACGACTTGAAGAGTTCGTGAGTTTCCTCAACTTTCTTCTTGCCGGATGTTGGTTCTTTTTTGTAAGCCATTTGGTAGTAGCTGAGTATTTATCCTATTATTAAGATTCTAATCCATACAATATGTCAATTTTTGCTAGAGTTGTAGAGCCTGATGAAAATATTTCTACTGCTGAACCAGCTACATTAGATAGCCTCAATAAACATATATCATTCACACTTAAAAGCTTAGAAGCTATTACACCGCTTACCTCTACTGTACAATCAGGAGTCCCACTACTACCCGCTTCTCTTATCTTTACCATAAGAAAATCAATACCGGTAACTGTTAGAGCGGTAATAGTGTTTAAAGTCGTTGTGGTTGTTGCAGTCGTTGTATAATCTTTATAATTGACATTTGTAGCAGCTGTGCTACACGAAATTTCCTTGCCTCCACCTATACTTTTATCAATACTACTATGAACAGTAGTAATAGTCTGACTTGTGTCAGTTAACGCAGTTTCTTCTATAGGAGTTGCTGAGGCGGCGTAACTAATCTTAAAAGTCGCCATAATATATTCCCTCTATTGGTAGTAGCTGATATTGCATGTATCCGAGTAAATTTACATCTACATGGTCATCCAATCAAGTATTTTTTTACTCATATTATCATCATCTAATTTTTTTACTTTTTTTACCCTACAAGGAGATGCCTTATCCAATGCAATCCATATCGCATCAAGAATATCATCATTTCTGCCTTTGGGGTAAGATAAAAACTCCTGCTGCGCAGTTAAGTCTTGTGGTCTAAAAAAGAAGGTTCCTTTTGCCAGCATAGGAACTAAACTTATAAGTCTCTCAGATTTTCTAGTCCTAGGTTTTACCCCCTTCTCCAAGCCCGGAATGTATAAATTTTGTTCCAACATTAATGCACGTGTCCCAGCCCTTAACGCTTCCTGATATGCAGTTGTTTCAATTTTCATCCTCTTCGGACGATATTTCTTATAATACTCGATAATTTTACTCGGCTGTTCTGCAGGAGAGATACGCCCCCTAAATATATCAACGATATACTTGTTATTGTCGCTATCAATACCAATAACAGCGATAACGAAAAAGTCTGCACGAGGATTAAGACTACTAGCAGGGTCAATCCCGCAATAAATTTCAATAGGTTTAACATCTAAGCCGCCTCCCGTTTTCTTTACCAAACAATTTTGTCCCTCAATCTTTTCATAATCGTAATGATGTAATTTTACATACTCCGGCTTAAAAGGTGCATCATCAGGAGATTGAGCTATATTCATGTATTCCTGATAGAAACCATTTAGATTCCCCACACTCTCAAATTCTTCTTTTATCTGGAGAATACGCTCACGTGGAAATCTCTGAGGCCAGATAGGTATCTCAGCTTCATCCCAAATAGAATACCACAATGTTTTCCATGCGGAAGACTCTTTTGCCCAGCATAAGAAGCAATCCTCACTAATAACAGTCCCAATCATAATAATCCTGCCATCATCAGCTAAAGAGGGTACCACAGCCTCTGTCATCCACTTCCTGTTCTTACTCCGAGCCTCTGGAGTGGCAGCATTCAACTCAGACTCAAAATCATCCACTATAATCAGGTTTGGACGAGAATCCCCCTGAATAAACCCCCTGACCCGCTGTCCGGTACCAACTGCGACCATTCTAGTCCCATTTCTTAGTACTATATCAGTCGTAGTCCATTTAGCAGCCGTTCTCCCTCCTCTGTCACCATAAAGTGCTCTATACTCTTTAGAGTGGTCTAAATGATACTTTATCCTCGATAAGAAGTTAATACTCTGTGCCTGAGACTCAGAAATGATAACAATGAACAAATCTTCGTCTGGTCGCTTAAATGTTGCCCGATAAAGAGGAAGAATAAGACTACAAACGGTACTCTTAGCAGTCCCACGAGGAGCTGCAATCATTACCCTTTTTATACTTTCGTCTAGAAGGTCCCGATATATATCAGAATGAAACAGGGGAATCGTACGTCTAAGAGCTTTTGGAAAGCAGGTCTGGCCAAACCTACCCATGTCCCTAGCGAGTATAAGCCCTCGCTGTATTAAATTATATTTATCCTCGCCATCAAGGCTTCTTTGTAGGCTTAAGTTGGTCAACGCTCCCTTCCGCTTCTGTTGATTCCCCTCGAATCCTCATGATTTCACCAATCATCTTAGAATCGAACACCCCTTCTATCTGTTCCTGCTTCAGTTTGACCCTATCGTCCCTAGACCAACCCTTATAATTAGATAAGTCCTGCAATATGCCCCTCCGAAGCTTCAAACGCTCACCATCACTGATTTTTCCGCCTTCTTCAGTATCTTCCTTTAACTTTACCCACTCTTTTGCCAAAGACTCATCAGTAATACCACATTTGGCGAAAACCTCTTGTCTTTCCTCGTTCACAGCCTTTTTAAACTCTCTTGTCCTAGTAACACGCATCCACCGGTCATATTCTCCTCTATCTCTCGGCTGTATAATCTCGCTAACAGCCTTGGCGATAGGCATCTTACGTGCAACAAGCCTTACTATCTCCTTGGTTTTACTTCTTCCAAGCTCATGCTCCATCTCCGGCCTGCCGGAAGACGTATGGATACTGAGCCTCCCCTTCGCAATAAATTTATCAGCTGAAGTCCAAGAACACCCAATCGGATACTGAACAAACACAACATCAGTATCCCTATAAGGACCAAGTACCCCATAACACTGTGAGACACGTCCATCGTCGGTTACACCATACTCACCGACTTGTACATCTCTCCAGTGTTTATACTGAATATCAGCACTCTTCGCTTCATCCTCGGTATAGACTGTATAAGTCTTATGTCCCTTTCTATGCTTGATTGTGACATTGTACATAAAAAGGGTCCCTACCGCCCGCCCTGTTTGACCAGCAGGTCAAACCTCGTCCGAGGAGACAACATTACTTATCAAAAAGCTCGAAGTGAACTAAATCGTCAAACCTGTTATCCTTTACCTGCGTGTCCATCGACCAGTCTCCTCCCCATCGTATCCTTAAATTTGGTATTTTGTCGCTAAGCTTCGTCGCCATGCCCATAACAAAACCAGCAAAGTAATGAAACCTGTCACGGTCGCCCCAGTCGATAGGGTAAGGAGCCACATCCACGGCTTTTGAAGGAGAAGCATTATGCTTGCCATCAGGATAACGAAGTTTACTTCGTCCCGCGTCATACGCTTGATTTTGTTCTTCTTCACCCCTATGCCCTTGTATTACCGAACAATCAAAATGTTCCACTACCTCTTGAAAAAGCCTCTGTAACCGGACATCACAGGTATCCAGCCTTCTCCTTGACCTTTTACCAAATCTAGGCATTAACCTTATAAAAATCCATTCTCGATGCAAATCCCCGCTGAATTAATATAGATTTTACTGTTATTTGAACTCTGTGAAGCTACTTACTAATACCTCTCATTGAAATAACTAGTTATATCTCTATACTAAATACGTATATAATTTATATAAAAATAATTTAAAATCCAACAAAAATGTTAGAATTGTAAGTTCAATGAAATGGCTACCTTGACCGAATGTTATGGGCGTAAGCCCATGCTGTCTTTACTGCGTTAACCAATCCAAAACTATTTTTCAAAAATTTTTCTAGAATGGGGGTACATGATATACACAACCCAGTACCCGTTGCAATTAAACGGGTGTGGGGTGCCTCATCCGTTGAATTGCGGTACTGGGTGTAAAACCTTGCCCCCTCGGCTCCCCAAGGTGAGCCTGCAGCTTACCTTGGCTATATTGCTAACCTAGGAGAACACTATGACAGCAACACGCCAAGCAGCCAAAACTACGGCTGCCAAGGGTGTCAAAGCTGCTAAAGCTGTCGAGGCTCGCCTAAGCAACACTCGAAACCCTGTCCCCAATCGTACGATTGGAGATAACGGACAGGTCATCGAGTCGCCACGATACAGCAACAATCTGCAATTTACAATTGCGATTGAAGGACATCAGTACGTGTCCTTGCTGTCCGCTGCGAACGTTGCTAAGCTCGTCGAGATGTCTTCGAATCCCGTGCAATTCATCGAAGGTGTGGACTATGTCCTCACTTCGACACGTGACATCGAAGCCAACGACGACCTCGAACTTCCCGCAGGTACAAGGGCTATATAC